AAGCCGATAGCGAAATAAGGCTTGCCGTTGTTGATAAAATGCAGTTCCTTGCACTCCGGCTTTGCAAGAGCTGTGTTTATCCCACGTTCCTGCAAGTAGCGCAGTAATGCCGGATGCGAAAGTTCCCGTACCTCCAAATGTTGGAAACTCGGCTCGTATGGTTGCCGGCGAAAAGAGAAAGATACAGGTCGGATGTGCGGTGCCTGTTCCGCAATCCTGTCGAGCAAATAGGGAACATAATCCGAGCCATATAGTTCCTGTGCCAAAGTGATGATGTTACCGCCTCTACCCAGCCCGTAATCGAACCACAGGTTACGGTCGGTGTTCACCTTGAACGATGCTTCCGTTTCCCGGCGGAACGGGGATTTATACCACAGGCTGCCGCTTTGCTGTTTCACGGGCGAGTAGCCCAGACTTTGCAGGTAGTCTGCAATCTTGATTTGTTTTGCATCTTGGATGTTCATATTTCAGTCTTTTAATTGGTTTAGTATTATAGTGGGGTTGATGATGGTTGGAAAAACGTTGATTTGATGAATGGATAGTTTAATATCCTTATATACAGTATTATACTTCCTCAACGGCTTCTCAACAAACCACTCGCCAAAAGAGAAATCAACAGTCGGACGGTGTGTTATCCTCAACTTCTCTTTTGGAGTGTTGAGATTTTGTTGAGAGTGTATATCGCTTGTTATCAGCATAGTTATATTCCTATTCATCAATTCAACAAAAAAATAATAGAATTACAGGGATTCAAGCTGTTCCCTTGTGATGGTGTAATAGCGTCCCACCCTCCTTATCGGCTCATACCGACATTCCCGATTGTAGTTCAACTGGTAGGTGGTATATGTCAGACCGTTGGGCGCAGGCGTCAGTTTCCAGCACTCCTGCAATACCTTTCTCACTTGGTGCTTTTCCGCTTTGACCTGCGTGTTTACCAACAGCACAAGAATATCATTCGGGCAGAAGGAAAATGTGTCTGTGCCGACACTTTCCATGATGTCAAGGATAAGTTCGTGTATCTCTATCTCCAACCGATTGCGGTTGCTGCGGATAATCTTACGCAAGGCTTCGGTATGCAGAAGCGATGGAGCAAACCACATACGGCTCTCTTTTTCGGTGGATAGGTTTCTGCGTTGCAGGAAATGGAGAAAGGCGGGTATCTCCGCTTTCAGCTTTTGCAGGAAGTCGGTATCATCGGACTGCAGGCGGTCTATCTTACGCACCCAATAACGTGTTTCCCCTGCGTCGATGATGACTGGCAGATACTCATTGTTGGAACACAACACGAATTTGGCAAAGAAAGCTATCTCGTCACGGTCTTTGCCTTTGGCTTCCATCTTGTAGGAGAGCGTGGTGCTGAGATTCTTCAACCGCTCGCTGTCTTCCCTGCGGTTGAGCAGCACCTCGTCCACGAGGATAAGCAGCTTGCCTGCCCAGTCTGAATTGAACTGGCTGCGGAAATCCTCGTTGGTGTTGAATGTGACATTGTTTTGAAACAGGGCTTTCAGAAAGTTAAGGAACGTGCTTTTGCCGGTGTTGCGCTCCTCCGATACCAACAGCAGGATAGGCAACTTCTGGACGGGATGCAGATAGAGCAGCTGCAAGTAGTCCATGCCCAATTCGTACTGTTCCCCGAAGATGTGCCGTACCAAAGATTGGATATGCGTGAAATCGCCCTCTTCCGGTCTGTGGTCTATCGGCTCATAGAAGTTCAGGAACTTGCCGATTACAGGCTGATACCTGGCGTGTTCGGGTACGGTGCAGAAGCCGTCATACTTCGGCACCGTAGCGAGATAGTCCCTGCCATAGTCCTGCCGCAGCGTCTCGTTGTTCCATACGATACGCTTCTTCACATAGCCTCCGTTCAGTTGGGGCTGGTTCACTAACTTGTAGAGGGTCGTACCCACACGGATAAACTCCTCCTTTGCCATGACGCTGTCCGATGGCGGTCGCTGGCTGTCTTTTTCTTCTTTGGCTGTCATATTATTCGATTTTAGTTTGATAAAATGTCAGCCACAAAAGTATAATCAATTATCGGACAGCCTGTTAAGCAAAACGCAGCAGAACGCAGAAAAAAGCGAATCGAGACAGGAAAATCAATGGTTCGGGGCTGAAAACAGATGTGAAAACAAAAAATCCCGAAGAAGCAGGTCTGAAACAGTTGATTCTTCGGGACTGGATATAAATACATTAATACGGATGAATGGCAATATACTTATGTAGTTATCCGTATAAATACATTGTTGGCAATGTGAATAGGCATAGATTTAACTACTTCATGTCGCCATCTTAATAGGCTTTACGCCTGATAGTTAAATGAATCCATATTGTTGGATACCAGCGAAAAGAAGATGCTTGTTTTTTCTTTTCGCAAGTACAGCCTTTCAAATATGGCATTGCGCACCTGTTCCGCACCGAAACTGTCGATGCGGAAAGCGAGTGCCGCTATCATCGGAAAGCCGAACACATCGGCATAATAACCGTTCTCCAACCGGACATATCTCTGCACCTCGTATTCTTTCAGAACACCGCTTTTATACACGGCTCTGACTGCCGCTCGGAGTGTCGGAGCGATTACCCCGAACAATCCCACCAATTCCGGTTCAGACATCCAAACATTTTCATTCGGGATATCAGGCAGTATTACCTTACCATATTCTGTTGTGGTTATGATAACCCTTTCCATACTCATGCTTTCAAGTTCATACAAGTTTCATCTTGTCGCTAATTTTGCTTTCCAGCATGGAAAAATCCTTGTCCAGCTTTTCCGTGGTTATCTTGGCGTAGTGCTGTGTGGTGGTAATCTTCGTATGTCCCAGCACCTTGCTCACACTCTCTATCGGCATGCCGTTCGAAATAGCCATCACCGCATACGAGTGGCGGCTCATGTGGAAGGTCAGACGCTTGTTTATCCCACATTCCGCTGCAATCTGTTTCAGCAGAACATTCGTCCAGCCGTTCCGATAGAAATTGAACAGGCGTTTTCCTCTGCGGAACGGTTCGTAACGGTCTATGATTTTACATGCACTCTCCATCAGTTTCACACGGAAGGGAATATTCGTCTTTTGCCGCACCGATGAAATCCACAGGCTACCGTTTATAGTGACAAGGTTGTCGGTAGTGAGGTTCTTGATGTCGATGAACGATATTCCCGTCAGGCATCCGAAGATGAAAATATCCCTGACAACCGTCATTGCAGGGTCATCGAAACGGTGCGACATAAGCGTCTGCACTTCTTCCTCCGTTAGAAATTCTCGCTCCTTTGTGCCACCGCTGACATAACAGTTGGCAAACGGGTCTCTCGGTATCAGACCATTCTTGTGTGCATGGGTCACGATAGACCTCAGCGGAGCACAATACAGTCTGATTGTGGATTGTTGCACACCCACTTCATTGCGGAGATAGATGCAGTACTGGTTCAGAAAATCCTCTGTGAGTTCGTTCATGCCGATGTCGTTCCGCTTGTAGTAATACTTGATGAAGTTAGCCACATGGGTGCGGGATATGGTATGCTTGTATAAGGTTTCCTTTGTCCTGTCCTTGCCCACACGTCTGGCGAAGTCTGCATTATGCTTGTCGAAGGCACGGAGCAGCGTTTCATACTCCGTACCGATGCCCTGATAAGCATTGCGTACCATTTCCGCCGTCACGAAAGCCTCACGGTCGGAAATGCGCTGGTAGTGCTTGATGATTTGCGCCTTGATGTTGTCAAGGGCAAAGTTGATGTCCCGAGCCTCCTTGCTTTTTCCTTTCACCTTGTTGGCTTTGGTGTCCCATAACTCCACCGCAACGGAATACTTGCAGCTGAACTGCGCCTGCGTCCCGTTGATTGTCACCCGTCCCATGATGGGAACAATACCGTTTTTCTCCTTGCTCCTGTTCACGAAGAACAGCACTTTGAATGTCGCTCTCATACTGTCTGCTTTTTTGGTTGCAAAATTAGTTTCACATGCGCCAAATGGCTGAAAGCAAACCTCTGCAGAACAGCGCAAAATCAGTATTGGGTTGTTAAAAAAGCAGGTTTGTCGGGGTTACGATTTGGAAACCTAACTATTTCTGCAATCCGCGTAATTTTGCTTTTTTGCCTATTCTGCAAAGCTATGAGAAATACCGCATAAATCACTATCTGTTAAATAGTTGTCCTCCGTTGGCTTCGTATGGCTTCTATCGAGGATTTTTCTACCTGAAGCGTCAGGTAGTGAAAAAGGACGGGACAGTTCCCGTCATGGGACGCATCACGGTGGACGGCAGCCAGACACAGTT